AGACGTAACCGTAGCGACAGTAGCCGCCGGAAATAAATCCATCACGTGCGGAGCGACCGCAGTGACTGCCGCAGTCGGGGCTTTGATAAGCCTCAAACCGCAGACTCCAAGTTATGCGGCATTGCAAAGGCCGTTCAGATTCGGTCAAGTACTGGTAGGATTCGGAGCGGACCAGACTGCGGCTGACGCCAACGTGGCCAGCTACGCATTGGCCACTCCGGTAGATGACTTCAAACTGGTGATCGACCGGAACCTTACCCGGAGAAAAGCGTCTGGAAAAAACGACGCGCTGACTCTGACTGGAAATCCGGACGGAGAATTCACGGTGAAAAAATTGTTTGATTCGGCCGAACAGCAACAGCAATTCCTCGACATCGCCAAAAAGGCGGTATCGATTCTCTTCACCGGGGATCTGATCGCGACCACTTATTACTCCAGCCTCGAGATAAAACTGCATAACATCAAAGCGCTGAAGCACGACAACAAACTGGAGAAGGGCGAATACGTCTACGACGAAACGACCTTCGTGACCGAGTACGATGATGACGACGCATTGGCGATCGAAGTCACGCTGGTCAACAAGACTGCCGGAGCTTCTTATTAAGATAAAATAACCAAATAAAAACACCATACAATTATGGAACAGTACAAAAGACCGACAAAAACAATCGAACTGCCGAGCGGCAAAAAAGTGGAAGTGATCACGTACTTCTCGAAGTACGAAACCGAAAAACTCTCGGCGATAATGTTCGATCAAAAAAAGATCAGAGGCGACCAACTGACCAAGCTCGGCGATAAAGACCAGGCGGCCGGCACATTCGAACAGATGGAATTCGAACTGGGGGCGCTCACAATGGCCGACGCGGCGGCTCGGGAAATGGCTATCAAGAAACTGATTGACGCTGACGGCAAGGAATACGAAGCCACGATCGAAGCGATCAGGGATTTCTTAAATGAGGAGGACGGCGACATCGTGACCAAAGCCATCAACGAGGCGAATAAAAAAAAACCGCAAGCAGGAAAATAGTCAAGGCCCTGATGTTTCCAAACACCGGAAATAAGATGCCGCAAGAATACACAAGATACCATATTTGCAAGGAAATGGGCTGGGACTACTTCACTTATTTGTCCCAGCCTTCATTTTTTATAGACGAGATAATAGACTGCATCAACGCCGAGGAAACGGTGAAGGGCATAAAAAACAACACAAAAAGCAATGGCTGATTCAACACAACTGGCGGTAGTCATATCCCTCAAGGACGAGCTGTCCGGCAAGATGACCGGGATCAACAACTCGCTCTCAAAGATGGGCACTGTCGGAAACAACCTGAAAAGCACGTTCTCCGGAATTGGAAACCGATTCGGGACTGAGTTCAATTTGATCGGTAAGATGGCTAAAACCGCCACGGCCGGAGTTGGGCTATTGGCCGGAGGCGTGGTCGGGCTGGGAGTGGCATCTGTAAAAGCGGCGGCTGACGTCGAGACGATGAAGGTCGCGCTAAAGACAGCCATGGGCGGCGACGCCTCTGCGGCCGGAAAGGCATTCGACACCATCTCTAAATTCGCGGCTAAGACTCCGTATCAAATGGACGAAGTGATGCGGAGCTTTATCAAGCTGAAAAACATGGGACTGGATCCCAGCGAAAAAGCATTGACGAGTTACGGGGATACGGCTTCCGCCATGGGCAAAGGACTCAACGACATGATCGAAGCCGTGGCCGATGCCGCGACCGGAGAATTCGAAAGGTTGAAAGAATTCGGAATACGATCATCGAGTGAAGGCGACCGGGTCAAATTCACGTTCAAAGGCGTGACCACCGAGGTCGGAAAAAACTCCAAAGAGATCGAACAGTATCTTATAAAACTTGGAGAGACTAACTTCACGGGTGGAATGGAACAGCAATCGCAAACACTCTCCGGACTATTGAGCACCATGAAGGACAATTTCTCGATCACGATGTCGACATTCGCCACCGAGTCGGGACTGCTGGACGTGGCTAAAAACGCCGTCCAGGGACTAAGCACTTTCGTGGAACAGAATAAGGACACATTCGTGCGCTGGGGACGGGAAGCGATCGATGTTATTCGAACGAAAATAAAAGAATGGGTGGAGCAAATGGGAGGACCCGAAGGCATAAAGCAGAAGATGGAGGAATTCAAGGACAAACTGCTGAACGAAGTCATCCCGGCCATCATGCATTTTATAAAAATAATCGGGGACGTCATCAAGTTCGTATGGGATCACCGGGAAGCCATCCTCTGGGCGATTATCGCCTGGGAGGCTTTCAAAGTGGCCATCTCGGCCTGGGAAATTTTCTCGGCCGTCAAGATGGCGATCATGGGAATCACATCCGTCATCAGCGGAGCCGGCGGACTCTCGGCGGCGTTCAGCAGTCTGGCCGCGTTTCTCATGAACCCCTGGACGATAGCGATAGCGGTAGCCATCGCCGCCATAGTGGCATGCGTCATCCAATTCAATAAGCTTCAAGACCAGCTGGAAGAAAACAGAAAATGGCTCGACAACAACGCCAAGAGCCTCGATATTTTACAGGGGAAAGTCGGATCGTTAAAAACCGACTCGGCCAACAAACAACTGCAGGACGCCATCAATAAATCAAGGGACGCCGATAAAGCTTTGAAAGATTTGACCGAGCGGTACGAAGGATTAGGAGGGGTATTGAATGCGGTCGGCGATCAGTTCTATGACTGGGGACAAAAAGCGTCCAAAGCCATCGAGAAGGTGTGGGGCAAGATGAAAGACTTCGCCAAGGAGGCCGGCACCAGCATCTCCAAAGCCTGGGATGAAATGTTTGCGAGCGGTGGAATCGTTCAGGGATACGCCAACGGCGGAGTGGTCTACGCGGCCGGAGGATTTTTCCAACCCAAAGGAACCGATACCGTCCCGGCCATGCTCACTCCCGGTGAGATGGTTCTGAACGCCGGACAACAGGCCAACCTTTTCAACCAGCTCAATACCGGAAAAGGCAGGAGCGTCACCATCAACATTACCGGGGATAACTATTTTTCAAACGAAGCTGACGAGGACCGGCTAATCGATAAAATAAAACAGGAATTCTCGCGCGAGCAGGAACGAGCGGCGTGGGGCATATCATAAAATTATGGACATAACATTCAACGGAGTAAATCTCAATGACGGCGTGAACTACTGGGTGGAAGAACTGCCTCATGAAGTCACGGCCAAACCGGAAATAAACCTGCAAAAGATCGCCCGGACCAACGAAAGCATCCTGCTCAAAAAAGGATACGGCATCAAGGTGATCAAAATGAACGTGATCGTGCAGGATTCATCGATGGCCGCATTGGATTCAAGGATGGACACGATCAAAGGAGTGATTGAATCCAGCGAGAAAAACCTCGACATTGATTATTCGGGAGGAACGAGAAGGTACGTCTGCAGCGGATACATCGAGAGCGTGGAACGAAAACCGCGCTGGGCCAGGATGCAAGTGAAGCTCGAATGCTATCAGGCGTTCGGCGAGGACACCGCCGCCACCACCGAGGATTTCAACGGCAAGACCACCAATCCTTATACCGATGATATCGATATCGACGGCAACGCTCCGGCCAAACCCGACATCACCATTACCATAAACACACTCACCGGATCGGGACTGAAATTCATTCAGATCAAAAACACCGACACCGGGGATTATGTGAAAGTGAGCGTGACCGACTGGCAGGCCGACGACGTGATCACCATCTACACCGGGCGGTCGATAGTCATGGTGAACGGCGTGGTAACGCCATACCTGGGGATAATGCCGGTCTGGGAACCGGGCGTGAATAACTGGGAATACTCTGATGATCTAACGGCGCGAAACGTGGACATCTCATTCGCCTATAAAAAGAAATGGCTCTAAATTATGAAACGATACAAATACGATGTTTATGAAAACGACGGCGACTACATCACAACCTGGAACGACGTAGTGAGCGAGCCGGCTTTTTCGGCTTCGGTCAACGGAGGATTGGGCGAAATGAAAGTAATGCTGGCCAGAAACGCCGACGACTTCGGAGAATCGGACGACGTGAACTTCAGAAACCAAGTGATCGTCAGATGTTTCGATATCGATTCGCATGACGGAGTGGTTATTTTCAACGGTTGGATCTCAGGGTATACGCCGGTACTCAAAGAGGACCAGGAATACCTCGAGATCACCATCATGGGATATGTCCAGGAACTCTCAAGGGTGGAACTTTTGGATAACGGAAGCGGAATAAACGACAGCCCGACCGGTGGAAACACGAGGCTCATTTACACAAACAAAGAACCCGGGGATATTATGAAAGACGTGATCGATAAATATAACGATCTGACAGGAGTGTTCGGCAAGATCGATTACACGCTGAGTCCGGACTCGGTAGGCGACACCGGAATCACGGTGACCTACGAATTCAACACCGTCACCATTTTGGAAGCGATAAATAAAATAGTGGAGATGTGCCCGGCCGGCTGGTACTGGTACCTGGACGCGGACAACGTCATTCACCTCTCGGAATACTCGACCACTCCCGACCACACGTTCTACGTGGGCAAAGACATCCAGCAGATCCAGCCTTATAAGCGGATTGAAAATGTCAAGAATGTGGCCTACGTCATCGGGAAAGAAACCGCCGGGGAAAATCTGTTCCGCAGCTATGAACACGGCGCGAGCATCACCGCCTACGGACGGAGTGTGGTATTCATAACCGACAACCGGATCAGCGAAGTGGGAACGTCTGACAAGTTCGCGGGCGCGAGCCTCGACAACGACGACGAGCCGGAGGTACGGACGCAGGTGGTAATCGTAGACTCAAACAATGAACAAGGAAAAGGATTCGATATCGAACTGTTGCATCCCGGAAACGTGGTCAACATCCTGAATTTCCTCAGTAAAAAGACGTACTCGCTCTGGGGACAGATGATCTGGAACGTGGACAAGTGGGGGTTTGACATTTCGAACGTTACCGCAACCAACATAAATGTGGTAAAATTAGAATATAA